AAGTTGTCATTAGCTACATATAAATCCCCGCCTTCATAAGTTTTAGGATTAGACAGATTTATAATGCAAGATAACTTTCTAATTTTACCTATTAAATTTTTATGACTTGATTTATCATAAGGTTGGTCAAATTGATCCATGTGCCAATCGTAATGACCTGCTTTTGTATAAGTGGTAAACTGCATATCTTCATTCCAATTTATTTCTATGTTCCAATTAGCATTTTTATTTGCTGTAGATGTAAAATCATTCACAATATCATATAACCAATTATCATTTAACCAACTTACATTTGAGTTTCTTTTAAGTTTATCAATATTTTTTTTACCAATAAAACCTTTTTCTTCTTTTTTTGATTTGCCTAATTTAATTATTTTATCACACATTTTAGATGTCAAAGCACCTTTAAACAACCACCATTTATGTCCACAAATCATATTACAAAATTATAAAATACCATGTCTTTATTGGTTTTATTTGGAGTTATATAATACTCTAACCATGCTGGAAAAATTAACAATAAATTTTTTTCTGGAGTTACAGTAAAGTCTTTACAATTAAATTTGTTTAAAGATTCATAAGCCATATTATAATTATTCATTTCCATTTGATTATTAAAAACAATATCTCCTGAATTTTTAGGACATTCAATATAATACATGCCCTTAAAAGTATAGGGAGGATGTTTGTATGGTTTATTAAAATCATTTTTTTTATTGATCATAAACCAACTTGAATGTGGAAATAACTCACCTCTACATTTAAAATCTTTTCTAACTTTTAATAATTTTTTTTTAATTACTTTATGTAAAGTATCAACACAACTAGGAAAAGGATCAAAAAAAATCTGACTGTGATAACCACTTGAGTTAGAAGTAAAAATTCCGTGCTCTTCAAGTTTTATTTTAGAAATATATTTTTTTATTTTTTCATTATCTATATTTTTTAATATAGAAAAATAAACATTCGTTTGAAAAAGTTCTAGATTTTTAAACATACCACCACCATCCTGTTATTATATATTTGTCTTGTTTTTTTGAAATTTGACCTCTATGTGTATGAGTCCAAGCTGCAGGCCAAATTAAAGTGCTTCCTGTTTTAGCTTTAGTTGTTAAGTTTTGATAAAAAAAATTAGTCCCTCCATCTCTAACATTATTTAAATAGGTCATAAAAACTAAATGTCTTCTACCAGAAGTATTCATAGTCCCGTTGTTTTCATAGTGCCAATTATAAAAACCTTCTCCAGGTTTATATTTTTGTATATTAGCTCCCTCTAAAGTATACGATTTTTGACCTTCATCTGAGTAAAAATATTTTTTTTTATATTTATTTAAACAAAAACTTAATTCTTCAAAATATTCTTTTATAATTTTATGTTTAATAAAATCATCTGCATCTACAGTATAGTCAATTGATTTTTTAGTGCTTTCATTTACTATTCCATCTCCTAGGACTCCGGGTTTTTTATTTTTTTGTTTTTTATAAAACTTAATCAAGTTAACACATAAATCTTGATCAATTTTATATTGTCCCATAAAATTTTCTTTTTTTTCTTTCCAAAACATTCTTATTCTTTCTTTTAAAGAAGTATTCTTATAAAGAATCCCATGAAGAAGTCAAGGCATTCCATGTTGCAACTAAATCGCCTGATTGATTACTTCCTTCCCATCTAGTATTTGATTCATTCCAATACACAGCAATGTCTTCACTATATGTTTTATTTGAAGGATAAGCTGTTGGTGGTTGCCATCTATAATTACTATCTAAAGTCCAAGAATCAAATGGTCTTAATCCTATAAATGCAGAATTAGTATTATCCCATGTGCCTCCAATAGTTGCATAATTATATCTTTTACTTGCATCAGAAGCATCTTTCCAAGTTTCTTTTATATTTAAATTTTGATTGTTGTGACTGTCTTTAACTTTTTGAATACCTTCTTCTTCTGAAGAAGCATCCATTAAAACTACAGAGGTAATTAAATTACTAGGATTTATTATTGCAAAATATCTTTCAGACATTATTGAAATTTCCTTTTAACAATAAGAATTCCATTACCGCCAGAGCCTCCAGACTGACCATTTTGGCCACCGCCTCCGCCTCCGCCGCCGAGTCCATTTGTTCCACTAGGTGTACTACCATTTCCAGGTCCGTTTCCTCCTCCACCGTTTCCACCAGATCCGCCTGTACCATTCCAGCCGCCTCCTTGGCCTCCTCCAGCGTAAGTTACACTTGACCCTGTTATTGAAGATGCTCGGCCATTACCTCCTGGTCCGCCGTTTGCTGATGGGGGAGAAGTTGTTCCACTATTAGTTGCTCCACCTCCACCTGAACCTTGGTGAGGATTAGTTCCTGGTCCACCACCTACATTACCGTGTCCATATGTTCCTGAATTTCCTGGTTGATTAGGCTGAGTAGCAGCACCAACACTGTAACTATGGCCACCACCTTGTCCGGCTCCTCCTCCCGAAGATCCACCAGCTCCTGTGCTATTTGCAGTCCAAGCAGCGCCTCCGCCACCACCTTTTGCAGTGATCAAAGATCCTAAAGCACTATCTCCACCTGTGCCTCCAGTTCCACCAGATCCTCCTGAAGATCCACCAGATCCAATATTAACAGTAAAATTAGTTGCAGAAACTGTTAAAAGAACGTTAGTCATGTCAACCATACCTCCGGCTCCTCCTCCTCCGCCGTGGCCTCCACCGCCTCCGCCACCGCCAGCTATTGCGACTACGTTTACAGCTTTACCATTGGTTGCGTCTGTTCCTAAAGCATTTACTACAAAACTTCCACCAGTATTAAATGTATGAACTTTAAAATCTCCATCAGTTGTTACACTTCCACCGTTAGCTTCCATAAAAGGAGGACCTGATACACCAGGACTCCCAAATCCAAGAATTTGGAAACCAAAACTTTTACCTCGTCTTGTTTGAATAGTTCTTGTGTTTTTAGAAGATGTTAATTTAAAATCTATTTTTTTCATCTTTATTCTCCTTATGCATCATTAGCAGCATCAGTAGTGAAGAATAATTTAATACCTAATAATCTTGCATCAGCATTTAAATCATCTGCTGAAACGTCTCTTGATATTTGAAAAAATACGTACTCATCTGTGCTAGGTGAGCCCGCTATAGTTACTGCTCCACTTTCTGCTGTTACGTCTAAATCGTTTGATGTGCCACTGTGTGCTTTTGCTGTGGGAGCAACTGCAGTACCAAAAGCAGTATTTAAATCTCCGCTATCTGCTAATGCAACACCTTGCAAAGCCCACGAAGTTGTTCCCGTGTCTGTTGAAGTAGCTGTAAAAAATGCTTGAAAAGTTACTGTGCCTTCATTCCATGATTTAGGAAAAGCAACAGCAAACTGTGCAAACTCGTCTGAGTCTTTATCAAAATCTAAAACTTTTAATTCTGGTCCATTACCTAATTCCACTTGAGCTGCTTCAGCGCCATTTGTAGTGTTTGGATACATTGCAACTGCAGGAACCCAAATAGTTTCTTTACCAGCAACTTTAACCGCTGAACCACCTGCTTGAACTACACCATTTCCGTTTGGCGCAATATTAATATTTCCATTTGCTCCATCTGTTATTGTAATTGTTCCCGAGTTAGTTCCTGAGTTTGTATCTAATATTAAATCATGTGCTCCACTAGATGTAAGAGTAGCGTTTGCTGCCCCTGTTCCGATTCTAGTTTCTCCAGTGCCTTTTGGTTTAATATGAACATCAACGTTAGTTTCTCCACTTGCACCTATGATTGGTGGATTTCCTGTTGCACCATTAGTTACTTCTAATTCGTTTACTGCTGAAGTTGTTGTTTGAAATATAATTTGTTCATTTCCATTTGCATCTGCAATAAAACCTGCATCAACAATTTTTGGAGCAGTTAAAGTTTTGTTTGATAAAGTCTGCGTTCCTGTAAGTGTTACGTCACCTCCTCCAAAACCCATGTCAATAATATCAGGGTTAGTACCATCATTTGCAGAAGCAAATACTATAACAGTTGCTCCATTAGCTACTGCTACACTGTCTCCACTTCCAGAAACATATTTAAAAGTTACAACTTGAGAACCACTTGTTGAATTTTTTAAAAAATAAAAAGTTTGAACATCAATAGGTATAGTTACGTTTCTTCCAGCACTTAAAGTTCCTGTAAACTCAATCATTCTATGTGAAAGAGTTGCTCCTGTAGCACCATCAGAAACAGATAAATTTGTATCTCCTGAATCAGAGACAGCTTGTTGTGTAAAACCACCAGAAATTTGTTCTATAATTTGTAAATTTGTATTAGTTTTTGTTCCCCATGTACCAGCGTTTTCACCAGTTGCTTGAAGCTCAATCCCTAAAGGTGTATATGTTGATGCCATAATTTTTATCTCCTATGCAGCGTCACTATAACTTGTATTGGATCCAGTTGCAACATTAGAATATGTATCATCAGATCCTGTTGACCCGTCACTATACGATGTATTTGAGCCACTGTCAACATTACTGAAAGAATCATTTGATCCTGTATTAATATTTTTATAAGCTTGTATTCCAATAATACCTAATTGTCCTGTGCTAGCGTCTAAATTTAAACCTTGAACAATGTCTGCAATAGTAACTGAACCAGTTGCACTTGTAGCGGATTGACCACTTAAACCCACAGCATCCGCTGGAGATATAGAGCCAATATTAGATGTAGCTGATACACCTGTTAAATTAATTATTTGTGCATCA